TCTGGTGAATAGATGAAGAATGAAGGGTGCGAATCCTCTCTCAGGGGAGAATTGATAAGCACTGGAAGGGAAGTGATGCCAAGATAGTGTGAAAGCAAGTCAGCATGGCTGACTCTCTTCATAACCTCGGCAACGGATTCACATTCACTCTTGTTGGCCTTCATACACATCAGGGATATTCAATGGTTAGGAATTTGCAAAGGGGTCTGCGTCAGTCTCAGGGCCAAATGGCAGGTCATCCTCAGGAAGGGCTGCTGCCTGTGCAAATGGATCCTGTGTATCAGCAGGGGCACTGCTGAGATTGGTCTCCCTGACATTCTCGACATACTCATGGATATTGGTGATGCTTCCGTCAGCAGCATCAGAGAACACAGTTCCATTCAGATACTGGGCATTGCCCTCAATGTCATCCTTGAGCTTGGTATAGCTCTGAGCACCATTGCGAAGAGTCATACGAGTGTACACAGTACTGAACTGCCTTCCCTGGTCATCATTCCTCACGCCAACCAGGAGCTTCAGGCGGTTGTCAGGCATATAGCCACAGTGCTCCTTCAGCTCCGAGATGTTGCCAGTAAAATACTCCTTGATCTTGTATAGACCCTGCTCACAGTCCTCAGGATGGGGATTGGTCATCCAAGTACCCGTGTTCCTGTTATAGGTGTCAAGGGGAGTGACATTCAGGTAGTTCACGACAAACTGCAACAGCTCCTCCTCACCCCTGTATGTGGGACGGTAATCGGCATCAAGCTTTGCGGGGCCATTGCTGTAGACGGGAATCTGATGGTTCTTGCACTGGTCAATGGTAACCCACGCAGTCCTGCCATACTTGTCAATCACCTGCACCTTGCTCTTGTCCTTGTTATAGAAATAACGGGAGTCGATGAAGAAGCTGATGGTTGTCTTCAGAGGCTCTGTAAGGGCAGCATTGGCCTCCCTTGAAGCCTTGTTCTTGGGGTCGATGTCCTCAGCCACATCTGCCTGGAGGAGATAGGTTACACGCAGCTGCTTGTAAGGCTTGTTGTTGTCCTGGGAGTCAACCATATCCTTGAGGTACTCAGGCTCCTTGTCAAAGGTGCGGCCAAAGAACTTCTCCATCTCCTCCTTGGTGGGATTTACACCAAGGACACGGAAAGAGCCTACTCCTACATAATTCTTAAATGAAGCACCCTGTGCGGATGCATTAGCTTTCATTGCCATACTTGTAAATATTTAATTAAAAACGGTTATTATGTTAAAAAGATGAGGGAACTCTAAGGACTGTGAATTGCGGCAGTAACAGGGAACTTGTTCTCTCATCAGGAAATGATCTTTGACGTATGAATACACAACAGTTGCCTTTAAGAGATTTCCTTACTGGTTGAAGGGATCACCGTTGTCCTCGCCAAAGGGGTCAGCATTCTCAGCCTCCTCTGCCACCTGAGCCTGCTCCTGCATCATCTCCTCAGGCATCTCCTCTCCAGCTGCCTCATGGGTAGGGCACTCTTTCTCTTCATCAATATCAAAGTCAGAGCCAGCACCCTCAGTGGTAGGAGGTACAACAGTCTCAGGATACTTCAGGGCATAGACAGTCTTGAAGATTTCCTTGCCTGTCTTGGGATCCATGCTTCCAGTTGCCTCTTTCTTAATGTCAATCAAGTCCTCAGTTGTGTAGCCTCCAGTAATCTGCTTGACAGAAGCATTCAGGGAGTCGATGATGGACTGATAGCCTGCCATCTCAAGCTTGATTTTCTCAATCTTCTCGTCAGCACGCTTCCTGATTTGCTCTGCCACCTTCTCCTCTACTTCCTTGATTTGGGCTTCCAGCTTCTGTTTCTTGGACACATAAGGAGCAGCATTCTTGGCAGCTGACTTAATCACACTAATCTCAATCTTAGAAAATGTCTTTTCCATTGTTTAACTTGTTTTGTTTTAATTGTTAAAAGAATATTGTTATATGTTTACTGGCAACGCTTGGCAATTTCTGCCACCACCAGACTTAAATCATTGGGGAACTCATCAGGCAACTCATCAAGATAACCCAGTGAATCCTTTGCAGGAAATTCTCCGTCGAATTCCTTAAGGAAAGTCTTGCTAGCTTTCTTGGACTGCATATCAAAGCTCTGCTTACCAAAGAGGATGATATCAAAGTTGCCCTCAGGTGTGATGTAGTCATCAACCATCTTACCTGTGGTCTTGAACTTATATGAGATAGAATCCCCATTCTTGTCCTTATATTCCTCATAATGGGCACAGCAGATGATGTTTTTGTTCTCAGGGCATCCCTTCATAGCATTGAAGATAAGTCCCATGCCATAGCCAATCTGCTTAGGAGTATCCCAGCCTCCCTTCATGGCATTTGCCATATAGAAATCCTGGGAGAGATAATTGAAATCATCCACAATCAGATTCTTGTAGGGATTATTGGGATTTTTGAAGGACTCAATGAATTCTGCCGCCTTCTTGAATCTGCCCAGACCCGTAATTGTGTCAACCTGCACCCTGTTATACTGTGCAATGTACTTGACCTCAGGTGCTGGAGCCAGTTTGAAATCAGGATTGGGAACACCCCTGCCAATACACTGGACTACGAAGGTAGTCTTAGGGTCTAAGCCTTTGATACCATACTTTTCCCTTCCAGACCATGAGGTTGTCTTTCCGAAGCCTGATTTAGCCAAAACTAAAATCTTTGCCATTTGTCTTGTTGTTGTTAAAATGTGAAATTAATAAAACGCTTAATACTATTCTTCATAGAGAGCAAGAGGACAGGAGCTGCACTTGTAGCCTGAGAATTAGATGCAGCATTGGAGGGAGAAGGAAGATTCTTAAGGGCATCAAGCCTCTTGCATTCCTTGTAATACTTGTCCAAAGCTGCTTTGTCATCAGGCTTCGGAAGCTCCCTGAAGTCACATACTGCTCCGTCAAACCACAGAGCTATGATTCCCCCCATCTCCCCGTCTCTGTTGGTTATCATTTCCAAAAACCTGATTCTGTCCTTGAGTATAGTGATGTCATATCCAAGATACTCGGTGATGCCAAACCTGAATGGAGAGAACAGTCCCATGACCACATTTGCATCCCTGCTGGTATATTTACTATCACCCAATCCTACAGCTGAAGGCCTTACCCTTCCAAGCTTGAAGGATTCATTGCCCTCAGACTCAAAAGCCTGCTGCTGGATGTTGACAATGGTATAGTGATACCTGTTGCGAAGATACTTGGCCTCATACTCTGAGAGCTTATCCATAGATTCCTTGAGTTTCATTCCCCTCTCAGTGTCTATGAGATTGATGGTATCCACTATAATCATACGATACTCATTGGGATTATCCTGCTCATAAGAATCAAATGCCACTACCTCCTGTGGTTGTCCTAACTCATCCTTGATAGTTACCTTCCTGGTATTCACAGTACCGTGATCCTCGGCATACTGCTTGCAGAACTTATAGATACCAGTTGGATTAGGGGCTTCTGTGGGGAATATGACATGCTCCTCAAAATACTTGAGAATATCCTGTATATCCTCCTGCGCAAGCCTGTCAAGCACTGCTTCATCCACAGCAGAGGAGGTAGAGCGCAATTCCTTAGGACTCACTCTCATTTTTCCGTGAGTAAACCTATAGAGAAGCCACGACATAAACCTCTGCATGATTCTCTCCTTGGTTTCCTCAAGGTTGAAATAGATAATCCTGAAGTCCAAGTCCTCCTTGGTGAAATATGAGTATATGACAGTTCTGTATATGAAGGTGAATGAGGTGAATTGTGACTTTCCTCCCTTCGTAAAAGAAGTGATTACATAATAGTTGCTCTGCTCTATTCCACAAAAATCATCCAGAAACCTTGTGAAAGGCGAGGGTATGCAGTTTACACCCCCATTAAGGATTCTCTGCCTCCTCTCTTCAAGCTGCCCAAGGGTTCTGTCAGAAAGACCAGAACTTGTCATTAACTCACTCATTTTCCTTACTCTTTAATAACTCACCAATATGATGTGACTCACGGATACACAAAGCTCTGTATTTGTCTAAATCACACATTAGTCCGTCATTATAATCCTGACTGTCACCTCCACACTCACCATATAACAGACTGTTATAATACCCGCAAAGTCTTGAACACAGGTCATAGAAGAACTTATAGATGTAATACTTGGCTCTTGCCTCTGCCAGCCTTTCTCCAAGCAGGGAGTCATACTTGTCATCCTCATGGCACTTGGCCATCCCAGTAGAGAACACCATCATAGTCTGATCTGCCATATTCTCATAGACCTCTATCTTCTTCTGATGCCCTACCCACTCCATGATGTCAGCAGGAATCTTGTCAAAGAACTCAGGCAGCTTTACTATACCCTTTAAGATGACTGTAGTGGTCAACCCTACCTTTGTC